CCAATAAAACCACCATTAACACTTGAAATTGGAAACCAATCTGAATTGAATAAATAGTTCTTATAAGCGTCACCATCCCAAATATGACAATCGTTATCAACTAAGTACTTAATGTTGGTATCTCCTTTTAAAAACCATAATAATTCTGTTACAATTGATTTCCAAGCCATCTTTTTAGTTGTAATCAATGGAAACCCATCACTCATTTTATGACGTATTTGTCTACCGAATACTGATAGTGTTCCTGTACCTGTACGGTCACTTTTTGTTACTCCATTATCTAATATATCTTTAAGAAGATTTTGGTATTGTAGGTCCAGTTTGTTCATTTATTATTTGTGTAACTTTATTTAATAACTCTGTTGGATTAACATCGGCATTTCTTTTTGTTGGATATTTTTTAATGTATTTATTAAAAATTTCACCCTGACTTTCAGCAAGTTCAAAACGAGTATAATCCTTATGGTTTATATCTGAATATGTATACTTACGACCAGCATTAAATGTAATTGTTAATTCTTTTTTTTCTTGGTCATAATCAGATGATAATATATTGGATGATTTGAAAAGACAGGAAATTATACCTTCATTTTCAGTTCTTTCAATAAACATTAGTTTACAAAAGATTTCCAATTTTTTATTGTACCTAAATCATGTACCTCTGTTGTAACCTCTGTACTGTCATCATTATGTAATGAAAGAATTAAATAATTTCCAGAAATCGTCAAACCAACTCTTTCGTAATTAACTGCGACAATAGAACCGTTGTCGATAAACCAAATTGTAACTTTTTTGTATATCATAATTTTTTCTTAAAACTTAAACATTTTTATTATAAAAGAGAAGACTTTTTAATAAACTTTTCTTTTAACTTATTTTTAAATATATTTTATTAATGAAAAAAATGATGCCTAAATTAAAAGTTGTTATTAGACAATCTTTTAAAGAATCAATTAGACTTGGTGACAATAAAATTAAACCAGAACACTTAATATTAGCTGTTTTAAATCAAGAAAAAAATGACGTATTTGATGTCCTAAAAGAAATGGGTTCGGATGTTACAGATTTATCAGAAAAGTTGGAAGGCTACTTGAGATTTAAAATAAAAAACCCTAATATTGTAGAGGTAAAAATAATACCACTTAGTGAGTCATCAAAAAACGCCATAAGTTCCGCAGAACTTGAGGCTGACAAATTAAGAGACGATTTTATAGGAGTAGAACATTTATTCCTATCCATTTTAAAAAATAAAACGTTAGACGGAACAAAAGTTTTAGGAAATCAGGGTATTACCTATAGAACATTTAAAGAAACTTTATTACATTTAAAACAACAAAAAATAATGAACATGACAGGAGACTTCGAAGAAATGGACGACTTTAATAAGAAAGCCAAAAAAGCCACACAAGGTAAATCAACAACACCTATTCTTGACAACTTTGGTAGAGATATTACTAAACTTGCCGCTGAAGGAGTTATTGACCCAATTATCGGAAGAGACGATGAAATTGAACGAGTTTCACAAATTTTATCTAGACGTAAAAAGAACAACCCAATTTTAATTGGTGAACCTGGAGTTGGTAAAACAGCTATTGTTGAGGGTTTAGCTCTTAAAATTGTTGAAAGAAAATGTCCACGTATTCTTTTTGATAAACGTGTAGTTAGTTTAGATTTAGCATCGTTAGTTGCTGGAACTAAATATCGTGGTCAATTTGAAGAAAGATTAAAGGGTATTATGCAAGAACTCGAAAAAGCTGATGATGTGATCCTTTTTGTTGATGAAATTCATACAATGGTTGGAGCTGGAAATGCTTCAGGTTCATTGGACGCTTCAAACATCTTAAAACCAGCATTAGCTCGTGGTGAAATTCAATGTATTGGAGCAACCACTCTTGACGAGTATCGTGAAAACATTGAAAAAGATGGGGCTTTAGCTAGACGATTCCAAATGGTAGTTATTAACCCACCATCTAAGGAAGAAACTTTAATCATTCTTAATAATATTAAAAATAAGTATGAAGACCATCACAAGGTTAATTACACACCTGAGGCTATTGAGGCTTGTGTTAAATTAGCTGACCGTTATATTAATGACCGTGAACAACCCGATAAATCTATCGACATTTTAGATGAAGTTGGAGCTAGAATGCAAGTTAATATAAAACCACCACAAGAAATTCTTGATTTGGAAGAAAAAATAGTTGAAATTAACCGTCAAAAGGTTGATGTGGTAAAAGCTCAACGTTATGAGGACGCCGCAAGACTTCGTGATGAAGAAAAATTGTTACAAGACGATTTAGAGAACTCAACAAACGAATGGTCTAAAAATTTAGATAAAGTAAGACCTACTGTTAATGAAGAAGACGTTGCTAAAGTAGTTTCTATGGTTACAGGTATTCCTGTTACTAAAGTTTCTCAAAGTGAAAACGAAAAACTTCGTAACATGGATAAAGAAATTAAAGTGAAAGTTATCGGTCAGGATGAAGCTATCGAAAAAATCACAAAAGCGATTAAAAGAAATCGTGTTGGTATTAAAAACCAAAATAAACCAATTGGTTCTTTTATGTTCCTTGGACCAACAGGTGTTGGTAAAACACATTTAGCTAAAATGTTAGCTGAAAGTATCTTTGGTTCTCCAGAATCTCTATTAAGAGTTGATATGAGTGAATACATGGAAAAACATTCTGTTTCTAAATTAATTGGAGCTCCTCCAGGATATGTTGGTTACGAAGAGGGTGGACAATTAACTGAGAAAGTTAGAAGAAAACCATTTTCAGTTATTCTTTTAGATGAAATTGAAAAAGCCCATCCAGATGTATTCAATATTTTACTTCAGGTTTTTGACGATGGTCACTTAAGTGATAGTTTAGGTAGAAAAGTTGATTTTAAAAATTGTTTAATCATCATGACATCTAACGTTGGAGCAAGAAAACTTCAAGAATTTGGTTCAGGTGTTGGTTTTGGTACAAAAGCTAAAATGGATAAAGCTGAAGAGGCTGCTGAGGGTGTAATCCAAGATTCACTTAAGAAAGCATTTTCCCCTGAATTCCTTAACCGTATCGATGATGTAATTGTTTTCAAATCTTTAGATAAAGAAGATATTAAGAAAATTGTTGAATTACCTATCATTGAGGTTATTGAAAGAGTTAAAGAAATGGGTTACAACCTTTCTATTGATGAAACTCTTAAAGAATTTTTAGTTGAAAAGGGTTACGATGAAAAATACGGAGCTAGACCTCTTAACAGAGCAATCCAAAAGTATGTCGAAGACCCTATTTCTGAAAAGATTTTAGAAAACTTACTTAATATTGGTGACAATATTGTAATATCTTACGATTCTAAAATCGAAGATGTTAAGGTTGATATTAAAACGCCTAAAGTCTCTAAGAAAAAAGGAGATAAAAAATAATAAAAACCCCCTTTTTTAAGGGGGTTTTTATTTTAATTCAATATATTTGTATAAACCTAAAAACTAAAAAATATGAGACTATATACATGGGATAAAATTAAACTTCAAATGGTAAAAATTAGATATAGAGTTATTTTAATACCATTATTGGTATTTATGTGGTTTTCTTTTGTTATTGGTGTACTTTCTTATAAACACGGATTTAATGTGGGTAAAAAAGACCAAATAACAGAAAAAGATGTTGTATTACTTTATATGGATTCAGAAAATAACTCTTTTAGTAAAAGAAATTTTTATGAATACCTTAAAAAAATAAATATTAAATTCCCTGAATTAGTGTTTGCTCAAGCAATGAAAGAAAGTGGGTTTAAATCTAACATTTGGAAGGATAACCATAACCCTTTTGGTATGAAAGAGGCGACTAAAAGACCAAATAAACAAAATGGTGTACAACATGGACACGCTAATTATGACACTTGGAAAGATGCGGCTATTGATTACGCTTTTTACCAGTCTTATGTTGGTTTAAGTAAGATTAAAACCCAAGACGATTATTTACAATTCTTAAAGGAAATGAATTATTTCGATGTTGACCATCCTGGTAATGTTAACTACTTAAAAGATTTAAAAAATATTGCTGACCATATAGAAGACTATATTAAAGAATAAAAAAAGGGGTTTAAAACCCCTTTTTTTTGTTACCACCATAAGGTATATTCCTCATTGGAATTCTATCACTTAATGATTTAATACTTGGTTGTTTAGGTTCTAAAGGTTTAGGTAAATCAACCCTATCATTTTTATGATATTTTATAAACCTATTAAATTCAGATTGTAGCGTTTCAATAACTTCCGAGTGTGACATACTTGGGTTATTTCTTTTAATATCCAACATAGCGTCAATTAACTTATCTTGTACTTTACTATTAACTCTTTTATTACTTTTAGGTGTTTCCATATTAATCTTTTGTATTTTTAGTTTTAATTTCGTTTAAAACGATTCTTTTAAGTTCTAATTCAAATTCTGACTGTAATTCTTTTAAAAATCTATTACCTTCTTTACCAAAATACATTAAGCCGGAAATATTTGTAATACATTTATGACCACCACTATTAGCTTGTATAACATCCCATCCAGAAATAGATAACATTTTAAGTGCTTTTCTTTCTCTTTCACTTAATTCTGTATAAGGTTTATTCATTACAGTTTTAATAGCGTTTTGCCACCTTTCTACGGTATAATCTGGTGCTACACCTGAAGGTGTGGTATCTAAACCAATAACACCACCACTTGTATTACCATATATTGCCATTAAATCGTTATATGTAAACCCAACACTTTCAGTGTTGAATGATTTATGTTTTTCTGCAAAGTATTTTAATGTATCGATAGTGATTTTAAAATCTTTTAATGGAGATTCAAATTTAGATAGTACTGTTTGAGCTATTTCACCCAAATTAACACCTTTTAATGTTCTTTCAGTTTTAAATGGGTTACAACTAGATTGTAAAAGACCTAAAGGCCATGCTAAAACAATAAAATTAGCGTCAGGAAAGTTTTTAAAAGGTACATAACGGTCATAAGAACCAGGTTTTATCATGGAACCACCACCATATTGTGTTATAATACCAGTTGTTGGGTCGTATTTAACATCTTTACTATTTTTCATAGTCTCACTGTAGTTTTTAGCGTGTTGAGACATAGCTTCTGGTGAAACATACCCTTCTTCTTTGGCTAATCTAACAATAGTTTGATAAATACTTAATAAAGAGGCTGACGATTCCATCACCAACTTTTCTAAAAATTTAGGTTTATTTTTATAAGCTAATAATAACTTATTTGTCACCAAAGCCATAGCTATTTTATTACTTTCAAGACTTTTTTCTTTGTCCAACACAAATACATAGTTCATTACTTGTTCAGGTGTTATACCTAATCTAGCAAAATCAGCACTATCAACAGTAGAAATCATTAAAATATCTTGGTGTGTGAATATATCGTTTGGTGATACAATTTGTGATATTGTTTCAACATTTGAACGAGCTCCTCTGAACTGTTTGGAAGTTCCTTTCTCAACACCAACTTGTTTATCGTGATGATCTGTATGAACAATGAACATTGGTTTACCGTGGGCGAAATCAACTAATACAGGCATTATGTTACCCTTTGCCATTGGTTTTTTAATAGAAAACTCAATATCACCGTATTGAATTATTTCACATTCAACAACTTTAATACCGTATCTTTCTAAATAATTTTTCATTGCGATGGCTGTTGTAACACCATCAGTATCCATATGGAAATAAATCTTGGCCATATCATATCTTTGAGATAACTCATTGATATTCCTAATACCAGTTTCAAGTAGTATATTTTTTTGTGATAAATTTGACATTAATAATATTTTATAATAAATATCACGAATTTTCTTTCAATTTAGTTTCTAAAGTTTCAATGTGGTGATTTAAATACCATAAAGATTTTTTTAAATCTTCCAACTCTTTAGTTTGATTCTTTTTACCCGCTCTTGAGATGTATTTTATAGTATTTCCTAAAGAAAATCCTAAATCCCATGCATCTATTACTTTAATTGCCTCATAAACATTATCTTTACCACCATAATGTTGTGGGTGACTAACCATTTCTTTGTTTTCCATAAATAAATTTGTTTGTTATGTAACAATATTATATCTTTGTAAGAGTAATAAAAAACTAAATAAAACTGTATGACAAAAGTAAAAGAGACC